GCACGTCTTGACAGATTGTTTTTCCCGATTGATGACGAAGCTCCTACTGAGGTGTTGGAGTATTTAGAATTTTGGAAGAATAAAATCGTCAAGGAGCAAAAACCAAAGACTCTTTATATGAAAGTAAATAGTAGCGATAGATGGTATGAACTGCGTGAAATCTGTGGTGAAGGAATCCTCTTTAGTTATTTTGTACGCAATGACATGAAGTTCATCATGAATGAAACGGGAGTTCTTGCGCGTGATAACTTTTATGTTATTAAGCCTAAAGTTGACAAGTGGATATTTTTCGCTTTGCTAAACAATTATTACACATATTATCAGTTGGAGATGCGTGGTAAAAGATACGGTGCCGGGTTGTTGAAATTACAAAGATATGATGTTGAGGCATTGACCTTTCCTAAGTATACAGATATTTCGGATGACGATAAAGAGGAACTGGAAAGATTAAGTCATGCACTGTTGGAAAGAGCGGATGCATCAATCATTGATGAAATCACAACTGTGGTATCGAAGTATAGTACTGTCGGTTGTGACGAAATAACAAAGAGATATTTCGCTACGAAATCAAACCGATTGGAGGTTAAGTGAAATGGGAATAAATGTCGTTAGCTTGTTCTCTGGTGGCGGAGGCCTTGACTTGGGATTTGTAGCAGAGGGTTATAATGTTATATGGGCAATTGACAACAACAAAAATGCTACAGAAACCTATAAGGTCAACCTCGGTGACCATATTATATGTGCAGATATTAATCAAGTTGATATTAGCAAAATTCCTCATGCAGATGTAGTCATTGGTGGACCACCATGTCAATCCTTTTCGTTAGCCGGAAACAGAAATGTAGAAGATGAACGTGGACAGCTTGTATGGAAATATATTCATATCATTGAGCAGGTGAAGCCTAAAGCGTTTGTTTTTGAAAATGTCACAGGATTGCTATCCGCAAAGAATTCTCAAGGCGAAAAAATAATAGAGTTATTAAAAATCGCTTTTAGAGAAATTGGGTATACCATTGAACAGCAAGTGATGAATGCTGCTGACTATGGTATACCACAGCGCCGCAAAAGAGTAATTATTGTTGGATTGAAAGACAATAAATTCAAATTTCCACAACCAACACACTCTGAGGATGGAAAGTTTTTAAAGCGTTATGTAAGTGTAGAAGAGGCACTTGGTGATTTGCCAGATGCTATTTCGGACGAGAATGGCGTGGTGAAATACAGTACTCCTGCACAAAATGAATATCAGGAATATATAAGAAGAAACGTGGAAATCACGGAACATTTCATTCCTAAAATGAGTGAATTGGACGAATATATAGTGAGTCATGTTAAGCCTGGCGGAAATTATATGGATATCCCGGCAGATGTTAATTCAAGTAGAATTAGGAGATTACAAAAGGATGGTGGGCATACCACTTGTTATGGAAGGCTTTTGCCAGATAAACCTTCGTATACAATAAATACTTATTTTAACCGTCCAAATGTGGGTTGCAATATTCACTATAGGGCAAATAGATTAATTACAGTAAGGGAAGCACTGAGACTACAATCTTTCCCGGATGACTACAAGATTGTTTCAAGTAGTAAACAAGGAAGGAATCTTATTGTTGGTAATGCAGTACCACCAATGCTTGCAGGCGTAATTGCTCGTGAGCTAAGAAAATACTTAGAGGAGGCGTAGGTATATGTGGATATCATATTCAGATTCAGAAGTTAATCGTTTCCATCCTATATGTGAACGTGCATTAAATTATGCACTGCGAATTATAGGAAAAGAAACGCAGTATAGAGTGTTGCACCATCAGTATACAGGCGCACTTGAGATGGACTATGTGGTGCAGAATATAGTCACAGGTAAATACTTGTGTGTTGTTGAAGTGAAAAGAACTCCGGCTGATGTGCATAGTGCAAGATATCAATTTCAGGCAATGTCTTATGTGCAGATGAATGCAGACCAGTCAGAAAAGCCGTTTTATATTTTGACTAATTTAGAGTATGCTTTTTCATTTAGATATGACGCCAACAGACCTCGTGTATTTCAGCAGATGCTTGAGCCAGGTCTCTCTCACATAGGACGATTTGACGTAGATGAAGAAGATGAGTTTGTAGAAAAACTTGCAAGATATTTTAGTGAGCGCCTTGCTGACTATACGAACAATACGTATGAATATTTGGTTACCCTGGAAGAGTTTGCAGCTCATATGGAGCAAATAAAAGAGGAGCCCAAGAGATGGAAAACGCACCTTGCTGTTCTTCTTTATGAGTATATAAGAGGTGCATTTACATTCATTAACAGAAATGAGTTAAGGGATATTAGACTTTTTAGGAACGATGTGTCAAGAATCTGTGATGAGGCTGCACGTGTAAATTTTAAGGATATTTTCAACTATTCCGATGAGTCTTTTGAAAGCACCGTGAATATCCCAAATGACACGTTGGTTGATTTGTATGATTTTGGAAATCAGAATGTTAATGGTGATTCTGTTGCAGGTATTCTTCATTCTATCGTGTCTGCTGGACATGAACATGATGGAGAAGTTCCGACAGATTTGGAATTGGCAAGAATTGTGGCTGAATTAGCAAAGTATAGCAGTGGCGAATTATCAGACAGAGATTTAGTATGTGACCCCGCAGCAGGAAGTGGAAACCTGATAAGTGCTGCAATTCCCACGTATAATTTGGCACCAACACAGATTGTTGTTAATGATGTAAACAGCAAGTTGCTTGAATTGCTATCTTTGAGAATTGGTCTGAATTACGCAAACACCATAAGTCTACAAAATTCTCCGGCCATTTATAATCGTAATATTTCGGAAGTGGAACCATTGTTTTTTAATGATGTTAAGGTGGTAGTAATGAATCCACCTTTCTCTGCGGGAATAAATTGTGTTGCTCGAAAGCAACCGTTGTATAGAAGTATTAGAAGATTAACAGGAAACGAGCCAAGAACCAATGTTGGACAGATGCCCTTGGAGGCGGTATTTCTTGAGTTGCTTATCGAACTTGTACAACCTGGAACAACAATTTCCTGTGTTTTCCCGAAGACACATTTAATGGGGCGTGGTCCGGAAGCCAAGGCTATAAGACGGTTACTACTTAATCAATTTGGTTTACATTTGGTTTTCACATATCCAGGAGACGAAATATTTGATGATGTAACAAAGGATACGTGCATCCTTGTTGGTAAGGCTAAGACATCTGCTGAATATGTGAAAGTTGTATCCAGCTACGATAAAATTCCTAATATTGATATTCATAGATTTACACAGACTTTGTCAAATGATGTTGCAGATGATTTTTCACCGATGATGCCTGGAGTGGTAGCAAAGAAAGTTTCTATGCAGGAGCTTGTGGATGAAGTGGAAGATGGTTGGAGAATGCTCAACAGCGAAATGGTTGATGCAATCACTTTTGTTAAAGAGGTTTTCCAAAGTTCTGAGCAATTTGATGAATTGGTAGAACTGGATTACCCTACAAAGAGAGGTCAGGCCGGGAACAGTGGTGGTAGTGATATCATGTTCTTTGATTCAAGGGCTGACTTGTATGAGCAATTTAGTGATGCTGGTGTTGTACTTTCTGCTGGTATGCGTAATGCTAAATTGGATAGTTTTGATATTGGGTCTGGAGATAGTGATTTTTTAGATGTTTCGGATAACTCTGAAGATATAGTGGATGCCATTATTGATGCGTATAATACCCTTCCAGACAGAGAAGGCAGGCAGCAGCGTAGGAGAAAAACCAATCAGGAGTGGAAGAAAATCTTAAATAAAGAAAGTCGGGGTAGATTTCCTGCAAATTCTGTATTGATTCCGAGAGCAATTCGCACAACAGGAAGGAGTTATTTATCTCGTAACCCTGTTTTTGTTTCTACTAATTTTGTCGTTTGTTCATTGCCGTCTTTAGAAATGGCAATAATGATGTCTACATGGATGAGTACTATTTTTTATCAGCTAATATGCGAAGTTTCCTCTAAAGACCAAGAAGGTATGAGGAAAATGGAAGTTTCCGATATTGAAAAGACGTATGTTCCTAAGTTTGATAGCATAAGCAGAGAAACCATTGATGCTCTGTCGGAAGAGTGTGATGCAATTGAATTTTTAAACCTCGGAAGACCTCAAATTAGAGAAGTCGACAGAATTTGGGCAAGAGAGCTGTTTGGTGATAATGCGGATGGCTTGCTAAACAAGGCACAAAGGATGTTGGAATATCTTGCTAACAGAAGAAATCCGTAATACCAAGGGAGGGTAGATTATGGCAGCAGCACATCGTTCATTTGCTGAATATGTAAAAAAGAGATTTGATAATAATTTCTGGGCGGCTGCTGAAAGCTACCTGGAGGCAAACCTTGATTCCTTGGGTGTTGAATTGAGAAGAATTCATCGTGCCGGAGAAACGGAGATTTCAGAAGTCAAGGTAGAATACGTGTGGGTTGAGGACAAGCCGGATACATTTCGATGTGGCCGTTTCTATTTGGTTTGAAACCCATGAGGGAGATTACCATTACGACGATTATGATGAAAATATCGTGTGGATGATGGCTCATTGCCGTGGTGATCTGGATAAGAAACTGGATGATTTTGAAATCCTGCGGGTATCAAAATACAACGGCAAAAGCCGTGTGAAAGACCCGATGGATGATTCTCTTGTGCCGATTATCCCATATGAAAAATTGGATGATGTGGCAACAGCATTCTTGCAGGAATATTATCCGGCTGCACTTCGCATTCCAATGCGTGGTCAAGACCCTGTATGGGTTGACCCGACAGAACTTGCAAAGAACATGGGGTTAACCGTCAGAAATCAGCGTATCCGTGAAGATGGTTCTGTATTTGGACAGATTTATTTTGATGATACCGATACAGTAATGTACGATGCAAACGAGGATGCAGATGTTCCTACGCATATCAAAGGAAAAACAATTGTTGTGGACCCGCAGATTTATCTGCTCCGAAATCTTGGTTCATTTAATAATACCATTGTTCATGAGTGCGTTCATTGGACGAAGCATCGCAAGGCATTCAAACTGGAACAGCTATTCAATACGGATGCTTCTTACATTAGTTGCGAGGTTGTTGGCGACGCAGATTCCCGCATATCCATAAAATCTACAAAGTATATGGAAAAGCAGGCTAATCAGCTTGCACCGAGAATCCAGATGCCGAAGGAACCTTTTACAATAAAGGCTAAAGAATACATAGCCTATTTCATGAGACAGACCGATGCAAGGCATACGGTTGATGTCATGGAAATGGTAATCGGGGCATTGGAGCGGGATTATGGTGTTTCGAGACAAGCCGTAAAAATTCGATTGGTAGAACTTGGCTTTGAAGAAGCCATCGGCACATTTAACTATGTTGATGGACACTATGTAAAGCCACATGGTTTCCGCAAAGGTGCTATCAAAGTTAATCAGACATTTACTTTGAGTGCCCAGGACGCTGCAGTTCAGCGTTTTATGAATTTGGAACTCCGTGAAAAGACCGCAAACGGCGATTATCTTTTCGTGGATAACCATTTTGTTTATAACGCTCCCCTATATGTCGGTTATAACGAAGATGGCAAACTTGAACTGACCGATTATGCCCGAGCGCATATGGATGAATGCTGTCTTGCTTTTGATATGGAAATCACAAGCAAGGTAGAATCCACATACCATACTGCCTGTTTCCTTAATCGTGAGCCGAGCGATGTAACCTTTGATATTACATATCACAATGGATATCAAAATGCGCCACAATCTCGCCAGGTAGAGATGAGGAAAAAGCAACAGGCTGAATGGTTGGAAATTCGCAGACAGATGACGGATGACCCTGAACAGTGTATGGATTTATTGCTTGATTGGCGCGGAATGAAATACACAGACCTTGGTGATGCGATTGACCGTGACCCTAAAACAATCAGCCGAACAGTGAAAGGAACAACAAATCCATCTGTTGAAACAGCGGTTCTTATTTGCTTTGGCATGAACCTTCCTCCTGTTATCAGTGAAAAGCTGTTGGATGTTTTGAATTGCAAGTTAAAGCCTATGAATCCAGATCATCAGTGGATTAGCGAGGCTTTGCACGTGAAGTATCCGGAGCCATTGTGGGCAGTCAGAGAGTATCTGGAACAGTACGGTGTAAATATTTAAAAATTTTTTCATAAAAAAACGGACATGGCGTGTCCGGTGAAATGGGGGTGACATGATGGGATTAACCATGCTTGAGATGATAGATAACAGGTTGGCGCACTTTTTTCCGCAGCCGGAATTATACGATGTTTCCCCGTTTAGCATTGAGAATCTGCGTGATTGTATCATCATGTTCATTCTTAAAGATGCGTACTATTTGACTGAGCCGAAACAATCGTTAAGAGAAAATCGAGGAACGGATGTTGACGATGTAAGAATGCGTGACAGCAGAAATATTGCATATTCTCAGCATTATCGAGACCTTCAGTATAATCATGTAAAAAATGACTTAGGTATTGAAATACCGGAGTTGCTTTCTGCGGATGTTGAAACCATGCGTGGAAAACTGCAGGGGCATAATATTACCCCGATGCAGTATTTTGAATTAAATACGCTTGCAGACTATCCACTGCTTAAAGCTATCGTAAATAAGCGAATCTGTGACGTAAAGAAAATATCCAATGCAACCTTCCTTGAATATATGCAGGATTATGATAAATTGGTAAGCCTGCTTCTTAAAAAACTGGATGGCTCGGATGAGGATGTTATTTTCGGTACAATCGCCTTGTTTACATTAGAATGGAAATATAATGTAGAACTGTTTTATTCCTGTGCAGTCAATGCGGAAGAAGTAGGGGTTCAGGATGTTCCGGTGCATCGCCTGGCGGGATTATGCGCCGAACTTTCAATGCCGTTAGCACCGGATTTTACACAGAGTCTTCATACAGAAAGTCGATTTGTCCTACACAGGCTGAAACTGGTACCAACCGTATATACCGCATCGGAATCAGATTGGGATGAAGTAAAAGATAAAATATGCCATTATCAGACGGCCAGATATTATATTGAGAAAGAGATTGTACGCAAATGGGATATGGCAGGTTTCTTTGCCCGATACACCACAAGAGAACAGTGGGCAAAATTCTTCCGGGAACACTATGATTTAAGACAAATCTACGTTCCGAAGGAATGGAATAATAAACGCATTCGCTATATGAGAAGTATTTATAGTGCGATGATTAAGAACCAACCTACACCATAATCCCGTTTTTCCGATTTTTCGTTCTTAAAAGCCTTCATAAAATTTAGATAAAATTAAGCCAGAACATGAGAGTAAATACTCTTCGTGTTCTGGCTTTTTTGCGTTTTACGGCAATTTTTAGCGGACACGGCGTGTCCATCGCAGAAAAAAATTCCAGTGTAAACTATAAATAAAAACGCCTGACATTGAGACGGGTACACAGAAATGCGTATCCATCTGAGTGCCAGACACTCAAATAAAAAATATTCCAATGCCCGAAGTGGTCGACCTTAAGGCGGCGGGATACATCAAGAGTCAAATTCACGGCATAGCCGTGGACTGACCAAAGATGTACCCACCGTGCTTTGTTATGCCCATTTTCGGTATCAGAGTCGGTGTGTACCATCACATCGGCTCTTTTTGTGTCCTTGCCGCCACCCAATTGGGCGGAAAAGAAAGGCAGGGACTTTAAATGAGAAAGTTCAAAACAGCGGAAGACAACCGTACAAATTACATCTATTACTTCAACGATGGTACAAGCTACACCATCACTCCCGGCGAAAACGGAGAGAACGCAACCATTATCTCACAGCTTCACGGCATGGACGATGACGAACTGGATGCTCAGCGTAGAGAGGCATATCACTGTCCGGTTCACTTGGACGGCTACCACGATGGGGACGGCGATGATGCGGATGACCGCAACCCATACCTTGAGGATGACACCTACAATCCTCTGCAACAGATTCTCACTTCCATCGCAAATGAAGAGCGTTCCGTCCGTATGGAAAAGCTGAAGGTGGCTCTTTCAGAACTGACGGACAAGCAGAAGGACACCGTTATCAAGAAGTTCTATCGTGGCATGACTAATGTGCAGATTGCGGCAGAAGAAGGTGTTTCCGAGGCAGCTATTCGTAACAGGCTGACGAAGATTTATGCAACGCTCAAAAAGAAAATTTGAAAAAGTTGATTTGAGGGGGTTCGATTCCCCCTCATTTTTCGCTTATGGACAGAGGGGTGAGAAAAACTCCTCGGAAAGGAGCCAAGTGCAATGGGAATTAAACACAAGGTATGTATCAACATTGCAAAACCCGGCGGCACACCTTCTCCGGTAGTCCGAAGCGGAACGATGCAGATTCGCAAGAGAATACTTGATTTTCTCTTTGGTCAGCAGGTAAACGTCCTTGTTCTGTCCCCCGGCGACTCGGTGCAGACTGTCGAGATTCACGAACTGAAAGGAGGCGAAAACCATGACAAACGCAAACAAGTTTAACCTGCTCCTTGATGTGGTGAAGCTGATGCACTCGTTGGCAGACGGACTGGAGGCTGTGGCTTATGCTTTTGCAGATAGCCAGGAAATCTTCGTAGAAGCCAAGGAAGTGTCGAAGCCTGTCGAAACTGGACAACCCACAAAACAGATAGCAGCAGAAAAAACACCTTCATTGGCAGATGTCCGTGCCGTGCTTGCGGTAAAAACGCAGAACGGAATGACAGCCGAGGTCAAGGGTCTGATTACCAAGTACGGCGGCAGTAAGCTGTCGGATATTGACCCGAAACACTATGCAGACATCATCAGAGATGCGGAGGTGCTTGGCAATGGGTAATCACGCACTTCTTTCTCCTTCCAGTTCCCACAGGTGGTTATCGTGTACACCGAGTGCAGTCCTGGAAACGGAGTTTGAAAACAAGAGCAGCAATGCTGCCGAAGAAGGTACCGCCTTTCATGCACTGTGCGAACACAAGCTGAAGAAGGCGCTCCGCAGACGCAGTAAAAGACCCGTTTCCGCATTTAACACCGATGAGATGGAAGAACACTCTGACGGCTATGTGGAGTTTGTGTTGGAGCAACTTGAAAAAGCAAAGCAGACCTGCCCTGATCCACTGGTGCTGATTGAGCAGAAGGTTGACCTATCGGATTTTGTACCGGGGTCGTATGGAACGGCAGACTGTCTTATGGTTTCAGACGATACCCTGCACATTATTGATGCGAAGTACGGACTCGGAGTCCTTGTGGATGCGGAACGAAATACGCAGCTCATGTGTTACGGCATCGCAGCCCTTGGTGTCTATGAAAGCCTGTATGACATCAAAGAAGTTTCCCTCTCAATATTCCAGCCAAGACGTGAGAATGTTCAAACGTGGACGGTATCCGTGGAGGAGTTGAAGGATTGGGCGGAAAACGAACTGAAACCCAAGGCACAAATGGCTGCCAAGGGCGAAGGCGAATATTGTCCCGGAGAGTGGTGTCAGTTCTGCCGTGCAGCGGTCAAGTGCCGTGCAAGGGCAGCAGAAAAACTCCGTATTGCAGAGGAAGAATTCAAACTACCACCTTTACTTACTGATGAAGAGATTGAATCCATTCTTCCGATGTTGCCGGATATCACCAAGTGGGCAAACGAAATCAGTGCTTATGCCCTGGAGGCGGCACTAAACCACGGTAAGCAGTGGAGCGGGTTCAAGGTTGTGGAAGGTCGTTCTAACCGTAAGTTTTCCGATGAGGATGCGGTGGCGGCGGCAGCCAAGGAACACGGTTACACAGATATTTACCGTCAGAGCCTTATCACGCTGACCGAAATGCAGAAGCTGATGGGCAAAAAGCAGTTCGAGGAAATCCTGGGCGACCTCGTAATCAAACCACCCGGAAAGCCTATCCTCGTTCCCCTTTCGGATAAGAGGCAGGCAATGAATGTTTCAGACGCAAAAAACGAATTCAATGAAATTATGGAGGATTAATATTATGGCAAACGTAAACAGAACTAAGGTTATCACTGGCAAGAACACTCGTCTTTCTTACTTCCACGGCTGGGAGCCTGTCAGCATCAATGGCGGTGCTGAAAAATATTCCGTATCTGTGCTGATTCCGAAGGACGATACCGAAACCATCAACGCTATCAACGCTGCGGTGGATGCTGCGATTGAGGAGGGCATCGCCAAGTTCGGCGGCAAGAAGCCTAACAAGGCTGCTATCAAGTTGCCTCTTCGTGATGGCGATGTAGAGCGTGACGATGACGCCTATAAGGGTCATTACTTCGTGAACGCCAACAGCACCACTGCACCTCAGATTGTGGACAAGGCTGTGAAGCCTATCCTTGACCGTGACGAGGTCTACTCCGGCTGTTATGCGAGAGTGTCCTTGAACTTCTATGCATTTAACTCCAACGGCAATCGCGGTGTTGCCTGTGGTCTTGGCAACATCCAGAAAATCCGTGACGGTGAGTATCTCGGCGGCCGTACTTCCGCAACCGATGACTTCTCCACTGTTGAGGATGACGATTTCCTGGCTTAAGTGTAACCCCTGGCAGGCGGTGTGAAATACCACCGTCTGCCTCAAACGAAAATTACGAAATACGAGGTAAAACGATATGAACGAATTATACGAATTTATGAAACAGGTCGATGTGATTGTGCTTTTCTGCCTGATCTACGGTCTTGCCATCAACGGCATCGTGTGGACGGTATGTGAGGTTATCCGCTTTATCGTTAAGAAGGTCAAAGCCTTCCGTGAAAAGCGTAAGCAGAAAAAGGCTGCACAGAATGAAGATGTGACCGAGTAAACATGACGGGCGGCGGAGGATATTCTTCTGCCGCCTTTGTCATAGAAAGGAATGTGCTATGAAAGTATTAAGTATTGATATTGAAACCTTCTCCTCGGTCAATCTGCAAAAATGTGGTGTTTACAAATACGCAGAGAGCGAGGATTTTGAAATATTGCTGTTCGGCTATGCCGTGGACGGTGGTGCGGTGCAGGTGGTCGACCTTGCCTGTGGGGAGAAAATCCCGGCAGAGATTATTGAGGCACTGACCGATGATGCCGTTATAAAAACCGCGTTTAATGCTGCTTTTGAGAGGGTGTGTCTGTCCAGGTACTTATCTGATATGGGTGTAAGCCTTGACCCGTTCCATGACAATCATCCGTTGTCACAGGAGTGCGCCCGTTACTTAAATCCAGCAAGCTGGCACTGCACCATGATTTGGTCGGCAACACTGGGTTTGCCTCTTTCCCTTGAAGGTGTCGGTGCTGTGCTTGGACTGGAAAAACAGAAGCTGACCGAGGGTAAATCCTTAATCAAATACTTCTGCGTTCCCTGTGCGCCGACCAAGACAAACGGTGGCCGTACAAGAAATCTGCCACAGCATGATATGGAAAAATGGCAGCAGTTTAAGGCGTACAACCTCCGTGACGTGGAGACGGAGATGGGCATCCAGGCAAAGCTGTCCCGTTTTCCTGTGCCGGATAGGATTTGGGATGAATACCATGTGAGCGAAGAAATCAATGACCGTGGTATCGGTGTGGATATGGTGCTGGTAAAAGAGGCTATTGAAATCGACAGTATAAGCCGTGACCATTTAACTTCCAAAATGCAGGATATGACAAATCTCGACAATCCCAACTCTGTGCAGCAGATGAAGATGTGGCTGTCGGATAACGGTATGGAGATGGAGAGCCTCGGCAAAAAGGAAGTGGCGGCGGCAATCAAAACAGCACCACAGGATATTACCGATGTGCTTTCCTTACGTCAGCAGCTTGCCAAGAGCAGCGTGAAAAAATATACGGCAATGGAAAATGCCGTATGCAGGGATAACCGTGCAAGGGGTATGTTTCAGTTTTACGGAGCCAACCGAACCGGAAGATTTGCGGGAAGGCTGATTCAGTTGCAGAACCTGCCTCAAAACCACATGGAAGATCTGGCAGAGGCTCGTGGTCTTGTGCGTAGTGGAAATTATGATGCCCTGGAAATTCTGTATGAAGATATCCCAGACACCCTGTCACAGCTTATCCGTACTGCCTTTGTACCACAAAGGGACAGGAAATTTATCGTAGCAGACTTTTCTGCCATTGAGGCGAGGGTTCTTGCGTGGCTTGCGGGAGAACAGTGGCGTCTTCGTGTATTTGAGGAAGGCAAAGATATTTATTGCAGCAGTGCCAGTCAGATGTTCGGTGTTCCGGTTGAAAAGCACGGTGTGAACGGACATCTGCGTCAAAAGGGCAAAATCGCAGAACTCGCCCTTGGCTACGGCGGTTCGGTCGGTGCCTTGAAAGCAATGGGTGCCCTTGAGATGGGTCTTACGGAGGAGGAACTTCAGCCACTTGTATCTGCGTGGAGAAATGCCAATCCGATGATAACCAGGCTGTGGTGGGATATCGACCGTGCCGTAAAGACCTGCGTGAAAGAAAAAAGCAGAACGGAAACCCACGGCATTGTATTTCACTATCAGAGCGGATTTCTGTTTCTGACCCTTCCGTCAGGCAGACAGCTTGCCTATGTGAAACCACGCATGGGAGAGAACCAGTTCGGTGGCGAGGCAGTGACCTATGAAGGTGTGGGTGCAACAAAGAAGTGGGAGCGTCTGGAAAGCTACGGTCCTAAATTCACAGAGAACGTGGTACAGGCAATCGCAAGGGATATTCTGATGTTTGCCATTCAGACCTTGAGCCACTGCGACATCGTTGCCCACGTCCACGATGAAATCATCATCGAATGCGACCGCAGGGTTAACCTGGATGCCGTCTGTGAGCAGATGGGCAGGACTCCGCCTTGGGCGAAAGGCTTGCTTCTTCGTGCAGACGGGTACGAATGCGATTTTTATAAAAAAGATTAAAATTAGGGGGTTCGATTCCATCGGATTCTTCGCTTATAGGCAGAGGGATACAAGTCCTTCTGCCTATTAAATTTTTAAGGAGGATTCGATATGGACGAATTAATCAAAATCCACTATGACAGTGAACGCCCTACTGTGAACGGACGTGATTTGCATGATGCCTTGCAGGTAAAAACCGCATATAAGGATTGGTTTCCGAGAATGTGCGAATACGGATTTACAGAAGGCACAGACTTCTGCTCATTTTTGAGCGAAAGTTCCGGTGGTCGCCCAGCAGTAAATCACCAGCTTTCTATTGACATGGCAAAGCAACTCTGCATGATTCAGCGTACTGATATCGGCAGAAAATTCCGTCAGTATTTCATCCAGGTGGAAGAAGCATGGAATTCGCCAGAAGCAGTCATGGCGAGAGCATTGCAGTTTGCCAATCAGCAGCTTGCCCTTTTGAAACACCAAAACATGGAACTGACAGACACGATTGCTGTACAGAATCAGCAGATTTTGGAGATGCAGCCAAAGGTCAGCTATTACGATGTGGTTCTTAACTGTAAAGACCTTATCTCTACATCCGCCATCGCAAAGGACTATGGAAAGTCGGCTATCTGGATGAACCGTTATCTCCATGAAAAGGGAGTGCAGTTCAAGCAGGGCGATATTTGGTTGTTGTATCAGAAATATGCACAGAAGGGTTACACAAGCACCAAGACACACAGTTATCCGGGGGCTGATGGAGAAACCCATACAAAGGTGCATACCTATTGGACACAGAAAGGTCGCCTTTTTATCTACGAACTTATGAAATCGGACGGCATGAAGCCTCTGATTGAGCAGGAGGTGTAATGCAATGGGAATCGATAGATTTAATTCCGAGGGTTACTATGACCCAACCAGTTATGAGGCTATTACCAATGTGGCAAAGGCGGACAGACAGTCCGCTTTTCGCCCTTTGGTGTATATCTGTTCGCCATTTTCCGGGGATACGAAATACAACACGGAACAGGCAAGAAAATACAGCCGTTTTGCTTATGAGCAGAAAACAATCCCTCTCACACCACATTTGTTATATCCGCAGTTCATGGATGATGAAAATCCTGCAGAGCGTGAGGATGCCATGCATTTTAATTATGTGCTGCTTGGAAAATGCAATGAATTGTGGGTATTCGGTGATGTGATTTCCAAGGGAATGGCTCACGAAATCGGTGTAGCAAAAAAGAGAAAACAGACTATCCGCTGGTTCAACGAAAAATGTGAGGAGGTTAACAAGAATGCGTGATTTTCCTATTGCCTACGGCACAAGCCGTTCGGCGAAAAATTATAAAAACAGCAGCACATCGTTTGAGGCTTTATGCGAACGCCTCTCCAATACCGTCCGTACAACGGAAACGGCTGAAGAGTATGCAAAAATGCCGAAGACGGAGCGTGACAATATCAAGGACAAAGGCGGATTTGTGGCGGGCATCTTAAAAGGTGGCCGCCGTAAGCAGGATGACATCGAGTCCAGATCTATGCTGACACAGGATGTGGATGAGGCGGATGCCGATTTTTTGGAACGCTATGAGATGCTGTTCCCTTATGAGTCCTGCATTTATTCTACCCACGGTCATACGAAAGAGGCACCAAGATACCGTGTTATTACTCCGCTTACAAGGGATGTATCGCCGGAGGAATATGCCGCACTCTCAAGATTTATTGCGGCTGAACTTGGCATTGATTGTTTTGACCCTTGTTCTTTCCTGCCGAATCAGTTGATGTATTGGCCTACCACTCCGAGTAACGGCGAGTTTGTTTATCGCCATTTGGAAGGAGAACTTCTGAACCCGGATGAAATTTTTGCAAAGCATCCGTATTGGCGTGACTGTTCCAGACTGCCCATGACCTCCAAGGAGAGCATGATTAAAGAACCGAACAGAAAAAAGAAACAGCAGAATCCGGCAGAGAAAAAAGGTGTTGTAGGGGCCTTTTGTGAAGCAATGGGTGGTATTTCCGGTGTTATCGATAAGTGTCTGTCCGATGTGTACCGACCTTCGGCTACGGCAGGCAGATACGATTTTATCAACGGACAAAGCACGGCGGGACTTGTTGTTTATGACAATGACACCTTTGCTTACAGCCATCATGCCACAGACCCTGCGTATCAGAAGGAACTCAATGCCTTTGACCTGGTGCGAGTACATCGTTTTCCGGATGAAGATGAGAAAAAGAGTTTTAAGCTGATGGCTGATTATGCGGTTACCTTGGATGAAGTAAAACTGTATCTCGCCAAGGAGCGAATGGCACAGGCAGATGAGGAATTTGGTGATTCCGATTGGCAGACCGCTTTGGAAATTGACCGCCAGGGAAAGGTCAAAGACACCCTGGATAACTTGGTCTTGATTCTCCGTCATGACGAGGGACTTGGCAACATCGCCTTTAACTGTCACAGGGACGGAATCGATGCAAAGGGCGGTCTTCCCTGGGAGCAGATTAAAGCCGGGTGGAATGACTCCGACAATGCAGGGTTGAAAGTGTATCTTTCCAACCACTACGGGATTTACGCACCTACCAAGACGAAGGATGCCCTTCTCGCCGTGGCTGCAGAAAGAGCCTATCATCCCATCAAAGAATATCTGAAAAACCTCCCTGCGTGGGATGGCGTTCCCCGTGTCGAGACCCTTTTTATTGATTACTTCGGTGCAGATGATACCACTTACACCAAAGCAGTCAGCCGTAAGTCGATGGTGGCGGCGGTCGCACGAATCTATGTGCCGGGAACGAAGTTTGATTCAGTGCCGATTTTGAACGGTCCCCAGGGTATTGGCAAGTCCACCTTCTATGCAAAACTTGCGGGCGACTGGTTTTCGGACTCCCTTACCCTTACGGATATGAAGGATAAGTCGGGACCTGAAAAATTGCAGGGATATTGGATTCTGGAACTTGGCGAACTTGCCGGAATGCGAAAGACCGATGTGGAAACTGTAAAGTCTTTTATTTCTCGCACGGATGACAAGTATCGTGCCTCTTACGGGGTAAATGTAGAAAGCCATCCAAGACAGTGCATCATTGTAGGCTCCACCAATGCAGAGAGCGGTTTCCTTCGTGACATTACAGGCAACCGCCGTTTTTGGCCTATCCGTGTTCATGGAAATGGCAAGAAAAAAGCATGGCAGTTGTCAAAAGCAGAGGTTGACCA